TGACCAAGGGCCTCGACTAAGATAAATGTATTCTTCTTATGCTTCTTATGGAACGCAATTTGGTGTGGTGAAAATCTAACTTTATTTCCTTTTGTAACTTTTAATTCTAGTGTGAAAAATGTGCCATAAGTATTGTAGCCCAATAGATCAGGAGTGCCGAGAGAGCTAAGGTTTTCAATTCTAATCCACGAAATTTTCTTACAAACTTTACGTAATTTTTTATATAATTTAGCCTCTGGGCCCATACACTTTTTGGGGTAACTTCGTCGTCCATTTAATAATCTTTTTGTAACTTTTCAGGTAAGATTATATTGGATGGTTTTTGAGTTTTTAAAACTAATCTATGTGCTGTGTGACCTTTGAAACCTATAATGGGAGCTTGATTCTCATGCACTTCCATTCTTCTCACATCATATAATGTGCCATTAACTTCACAAAGTATTACAGCATTCTTTACTGCATCTGATCCTGCTGTAAATGAAGATAAAAATTGTTGTAAGTCTTGTACTCTCATAATCCTGCTTTTCTCAAAATCTCTCTATAGTCTTCTATTTGTTTTGCAAGATACTTATTGTCCCTTTTTAAATCTCTAACTTCAGGAGAGTTACTACCAATCCCCTTTAGGAGAGCCATTTCATTTTCAACTTCTTGTACTTTAGCTTGAAGTTCTCCATTTAATTTTTGATGTGATGAATCTATAGTTCTCAAGTTATCATTCTCTTCTGCCAGCCTATCAATTTCATTTTTAAGGTCTATAACTTTAGAAGATAATTCTTCTACAATTCTTTTGGTGCCTTGTAGTTGATTTTCAGTTCTAATCCATTCAGACTCTCGTTGTTTATAAGCCCAAATTTCTCTTTTATGTTGTTCTATTATAAATTCTAAATCGTTTTGACCTTTTTCATCTTTCATATATTGACAATATAGGATAGTTACCTTAAATTGTCAACATGGGAGTTCCTAAAAGATTAACAGAAATGCAAAAAAGATTTGCCGAATTTATAGTATTTGGTGGACCTGATGGACCTGTATCTCAAGGGGAAGCGGCTAAACTCGCTGGATACTCTGAGAAGAGATGCAGACAAGAAGGATCCGAATTAATGAATCCTACTTTATCACCGTTAGTAGCAGCATATATTGGAAAGCTTAAAGAAGAGAGACTTAAAAAATTTGAAGGGAACTACGAAAATCATGTGGCTGAATTATCTCGAATAAAAGAAATGGCCCTTAAGAAAGGTTCTTTCTCTTCAGCTGTAAATGCTGAAACAAATAGAGGTAAGGCTGCAGGATTATATATAGAAAGAAAAATAATAAAAACAGGTAAATTAGAGGATATGACAGAAGAACAACTAGAAGCAAAAATGAAACAAATTTTAGACGACTACGCACCTTTATTAAATGCAAAGACTGTTGATGCTGAAGCGCTTGAGTCACCTAAATCTTCTGAATCTTCCGAACCCACTGACGCGGAATCATCGTCCGATCCCCAAAACTAAAACTGCCATCATCTTCTCGATCAAAAGAAGCAAAAAGTTTAATAGACTTATCATCCTTAGAATATAACCAACCTTCGTTAATTGGTCTTGCAAGTCTCATCTTATCAAACTCTCTGTCTGTAGCCCAGCCAGAGTCGCTCACACAATCGATCCACTCCACTCTGACTTTAGGATAAGGTATGTCGGGAGTTCCAAATGAGGCAACAGCTTTTCTTCTTTTCTTAGGCATGTCACCTTGTAGCATACTATAAGGAATCTGAAAAGTTTCAATTTTTTCAAAAAGTTTCCTCGCGCGCGCGAAAGCCCATCTGAGATTTGATATAAGTGGACAAAATAATTTGTCCCATATTTAAAAAGTGTACCATAATCTGTCCACCCTAAAGTCAATAAAATCAATACTTCTAGGTCAAAAGTACAAAAGTACACTTTTTTTTGCTCAAAAAATTAGTTGAAAACTTTTAAAACTTTTTAGATCTCTTATACAACAATTATAGTCTAATTTGTGCCATAATACTGCCTCAATATTGCCATATTCTCTTTGGCATCAGCAACCTTATGTAACAATTTGTCAACCTCGCCTGTTATGTCAGTGTGATCTACAATTACAGGTTGTGTGCTATTCATGAGATAATCTATTTTTAATAGAGCGTCCTCCATATCAGCTTGATACCTTAAGACTAGCGCTTTAAATATTTGTTCTCTCATTTATCCTCCTTTTTCTTAACTAATGAATCACCAAATTTGCCCGTAAAGCCCCATGATCCGTGGTGCGTGGTCCATGAGTCCAGATTAGCGTATATCTTCATACTACAACGTCTAGCAAGCTCAGAAAAGGCTAAATCTTCACCCTTCCAGGTATGATCCTTGAAGCTTGTATCCCAAAAATTATACATATACTTTTCAATAGCGCCCTTACATCCTACCTCTTTATCCATTTTATTTCGGTGTTCTTCATCAAAATTAATTTTCTTCTGAGGGTACTTCGCCATCAATGTTTTAAACACGACTCGATTAATCAACATCAATCCAGCTGGAGCAGACTTTAATTCTACTAAATCAAATGGTAAAATTTTTATATTATCTGGGTCTGGATACTCAACCGGATAGCTTACCTTCAATGGATTCTCTTTTAATCTATAAGGAGTCACAATAATATCTTTTTCAGGCACTAACATTCTAAGGACAGCTGTCGCTTCAAACTCTACATCAGCATCAACGAATAACATATAATCATACTCAGACGCCATGAATCCTGCGGTTAATAGATTTCTCGCATGAGAAACTAAAGAAGATTTAACCGACTTAAATATACACTCAACTCCAGATTTCGCGAGCACTGCATAAGTATTTAATATACTAACACACGTCTCTACCTTCATCGTGTCATAACACGGCATCGCAATATAAACTTTAGGTTTTTTCATTTAAATCTTTTTAATAATTTTACCAGTCAATTCTTCTTTAGGAGGAGTAGGAGATATATTTCTCTCATGCACATTATTATCTAATATTAAAAAATTAGCAGCAATACTTATTCGTACTACGTTTGACTTAAAGCTTGAGACGGTATGTGTTAAGTTCCATGGAAATATAAAAAAATCACCTACTTCAGGTTTAAACTCAAAAAAATTTGTGTGAAAATTTTGTGGATTACCAGTAAAAAAGCTCAAAGCTCCCGGCCCTTGTCCAGTGTTCTTCCATGCTTTTTGTTCCTTCTTTAGTTTTTCTGGAATATCTAAAATTATAACACTAGATAAATGACAGTTATGATGAATGTGAGGAGGATTACATTCTCCTTTTTTCATATAGTTAACCCAAGCCGATTTAGTTTCGATTTGTTTTAAGTCTAAATTGTACCACATTCTATAAGCTTGTTGGTAAGCTTTTAAATAAGGTCCTACAATCTCTGTAAATTTAGCTGAATCTATCTTAAGTTCATCATCGATAATTCCTGCTAACCCATGAGTAAATGATTCGGTAGCTTGCTTACCTAATTTTTTTAAATTTTTTATATCTTTATCAATAATTTTAGTTTTAAATAAAAGAGGACCCCAATAAAATACATTAAATTTATCCCCTTTCATTTCACCACCTTCACGTGCTTCCATCATTACTCCTTTCAAAATCTTTAGATTCCATTTTTATATCAGCTTGTTCTTTTTCGTCAAACTTTAACTCGTGATACATATCTAATCTTTTAAGCCATTTGTGTTTCCATGACCTTAAATCAGCGTCTTGAAACTTGAATTCTTGATAATATAGGTCAGGTGTACAGACCATAATAATTCCTTGTTTAATTTCTGATTGATAAACGTAGTCATGTGCCATACAATACGCGGCAATTTGTAAAAAATAATCCTCAATCCATTCAATTCTTTTTGGGCGATTCGCTTGCTTGAAGTCTATAATGGTATCCATCCCATTGTGATTACATACGAGGTCAGTAGACCCAGCGTAAAGGCCAGGATAATATAATGTAACTTCTGAGCCATAGTACTCTTCCACAGGGAGTAAGCCTTCTTCAATAATTTTTTTGGCCATGGCTTTCGCCTCTTGTCCGAGCCCTGTAAGATCATCGTAGCCAACTCCTGTGATATGATTCTCCAGGAATTTGTGCATACTTGTCCCCCGCTTAGAAGATACATTTTTGATTCGTTCTGCTTCCTTTTCTCCAACTTTGGCCGTCCAGTCTTTTAAAAATTGTTGATTTTTGGTCTTGCCTAATATCGTAGTCACAGACGGAAGTCTAGCCCCATTTATATCGTAGGTCCGTGATCCTTGATCCGTGTGCTGTGTACCAGTAATATATTTATATTTATTATTTATTTTCATGCTTCGATACCAATGGAAACCTATTAGGATTATTACTAATATGAAATTTATGTTCGTCTTTATTCCATTTATTAACAAGCTTTTTATCTTTATTCTTAAACTTGAGTGTTAGTTTACCCACAATATAATCTTTATTCGCGGCACATGCTGTTAAAGATAGACTAGATAATGCATTATCAATCTCTTCTTCACTAGCATCAGTTCTGTTATGAACATGGGCCACTTGTTGCTGGAGTCCTAGACCAATCATTTTAAAAACTTCATCGATAATAACAGTCTTCATTATCTTAGGAAATTTTTTATAGATATAGTCTACTAATTCTATCACTAAATTAGATTCTACATTGATCTCAATAGTGTAAGTGTCTTTAACAAAAGAACCTACTGTTGTAGAAGGTCCATCTTTTACTTTAAAGATTTCTGGATACTCATTTATTAAATTTATTTTCTTACCCTTGTATTTACTTTTATCTACCTTAGTTCCAAAAATAGCTTCTAACTCTCCAAATTCATTTTTAGGATCATGATCTGGATTAGGATTAGGATCCGGGTCTTCACCTTTTTTTGATTTTTTGCTTGAAGCTTTTCTTATATCAGTCTTTTCTATATCTACGTCAGATGTATCAGAATTATAATAACGTTCTTTTTTAAATAACGGAGCTAATTTTTTTAGTATCTCAGCATTGTCATTATCCTTGTCAAGCTGTTCTTGTTGTTTCTTAGCTTCAATTTCTTTTAACCATTCTGGCATTCGTTCTTTAAACTCTGTTTTCCATAAGTTTAATTGTTCTTGAATTCGCATACCATCCAGAACAAGATCAGTTCTTTCAATGTTTTGTTTAAATTGTCCTTCAGGAATTAATATTAAAGCTACCTGTTTCTTTAAACATTGGAGACCCCATGCGGGTAATACATTAAAACCACCACTCCCTACAAACTCCAGCTTTATTATTTCATCTTGGTTTACAATTCCTAACTGTCCATTAGTCATGTATTGTGTTTGTTTCTTTATTACTTCTTGTTCTCGATAAAAGATTTTAACTTTAGTTTTAGTCAATTGGACTTCATCTATTTTATCAAAGTCATGTTTCAAACCATACTCATGCCCCTTAATTAAATACGCACCGACCCCATCATCTGTAAATCTTGATGCAGTGATTCTTATATTATTAGGCACATTATAAAATTTAGTATTTAAATAACATGTAAGCCATTCTGATTTAGCTAATCTAGATCCTTTTAATAAACCATAATTGTCAGATGGAATAGTTGTGTCTTCTTTATCGCTATCACCTAAAAGTGTAACGGTACAACCATGTTTTTCTATTACCGATGGTTTCATTTCTTCCGCAATAGGGAAAGAATTTTTTCCTTTATGTTTAACGGCACCATATCTTCCCATTTCATTACGCATAAATTTTACAACATATCCTTGACCATTCTTCCAACTTCTATAAATTATACCGGCTCTGTTGTGAGCTAGTCCTGCAATTTTAGCACCACATCCATGATTATGATATTGATTGTTTCTAGTAGAACCACCTAAAGTATTTATGTTCTCCAGCATTTCTTGCGGTGTCATTCCTTCACCGTTATCAATGATACAAAGTTTTTTTACTCCGTACTTTTTAAAATAAGTTTGATCGACATCCCATTTTATTATACCTTTATAGTCTGGGTTCTTCTTTTGAACTCTTTCTATAGATTCGATAGAGTTTTGTGTAAATTCTCTATACTGTTGGTCTTGAGATATTTGATTTCTCCAAGAGTCTATTAATAGTGATATACCCTCACTACCTCCTGTCATTTGTGTTACTTCTGTTATTTTTTTCATTTTTTATTCTCCTTTATTAATTGGCATCGAATTTTTAAATAACCGTACGCGCATCCGATGTTAAACGCGATTCTATTTAGAATTTTCATCTCTATCTCTCTTATTTCTTAACGATTGTTCGTAAGACTTTTTTAATTCTTCTTGTTCTCTCATAAAAGGATCTTTACCTTCCATTACTCTTTTTTTAAAAATTTCATCAAAATTTTTTCTATACAAATCCGTGGAAACCCTTGATTTTCCGTCCCATTTTCGACCTTTTTCTTTTTTACTCATATTACAAAAACCAACATAAATAAACTTAGACAAATCAGTATTGTAAACCCACTGAAAATCATAAAAAATAATCTATCCCTTGGGTCCCACATGTTTTTTCTTTGCCTCATTATATTTTTCCATATCTTTTAATTGAATTGAATTAGCTATATTTCCAGCTACTGATATTCTAGTTACATCAGAATAGAACGGTGCAACGTAATGTTTAACCCACGCAGGAAAAATAAACATATCTCTATTCTTAGGTTTAACTGATTGATAAGTTATAGCTTGTCTGTTTCCTTCACCATAAATAAAACCTAGTGATCCAGGTCCACCTGATCGACCATCATATTCGTCTTGTTCTTTAGTTATTTCTGGAGGTACATCTAAAAAAATAACAAATGATAATTCATCAGCATGATCATGAGGAGGATTGAATTCATTCTTCTTCATGAAGTTAACCCATAAAGATGAAAGTAAATAATTAGGTTTCTCTTCTGGTTTGTAACGAAGATTTTTATGTTTTTGAAATGCTTCATCATAGATACCTAAGACTTGAGATATCCATGGAAGAAGTTTTTCTTTATCACGAAACATATATTCTTCTTTAATAACTCCAGCTAGTTTATTACTATAATCTAATTCTTTTACTCTACTTGCATTTGCTTCTTCCATTAATACTTTATGAAAATCTTCTGAAATTTTTAAATGTACTATACATGGTCCCCACGTAAATACTCCGTAATGTACTTCTTGTTTTTGATCTGTCATTCTAATGCCATTGCCTCTCTATATTGTTGTAAGCTCACCACTTTTTCATTAAATACATAGTCAGGTGAGTAATGATCTATAATTTGTTCTATCTTATGAAGTTTAACTTGAGTGTAAGGCCATAACAAACGGGCTACATAATAAGCATCTCTAAACCCACAACGCCAACGCCATTGACGCTTGCGTCCTGGTTTTACTTTACGCTCTCCCCACGTACCTACTTTTAAAGTTTGATGTACCCACTCAATTATATCTTTATCAGTCATAGCTATTTCCATTCTGATCTGCCATATATTATGAACAGGTTTACCGGGTCTATTATGTCTTTTTTGTTTTAATTTTTTATAATAAACTGAGCCCTCCCCATCGAAGAGTCCAGCTAAATATGCTATGTTACTTTCGCTTGTCATAAGTAATTACCTCTTTAACAACAGTGGTCCAAGGATTGAGATTATACTCTGCTTTACTACAATTATTCAGCAGAAGTATAATTCCAATAAGAATCACTATCTTCATGTTTAATTTCTCCTGTAGATTCACATTCCCAACACTGATGAATTGTTATTTCTCCATCTTCTGGGTCCTTTACTTTAATGAAGCCATTGCCTTTACAATTGAGACAGATGGCTATCACTTTTTCTCCTTTATTTTACCATTAAGTTTTTTTGCTTTTTCATTTGCTAAACATTCTACAGTCTTGCTAATAGAGAGTTTTGCATCGGGCAATAAAACTTTGGACAATGATATTAAAGTCTTGTATGTTTCGTGCGTTAACGAAACGTTTCTATATTTTGTTATATCAGTCATAGTTCCTTTCATTTATTTCTGAGCACTATATAGGATTGAAATGAGGTTTGTCAAGTATGAAATTTATATTAACCATGATTATTTGTACTAGTGTTTATCAGCAATGTCTGGACCCTTTTCCTATGCCTGATAGATATGGTAGTCATTATGAATGTATGATAGCTGGTTATAATGAAGCTATAGGTAAAGCTAAAGAGATAGGCCCTGAAGATGTTAATAAGTACGGGACTATTATTAAATTTTTTTGTCAACCAACAAAAGAAGAGTTAATTTTACCTAAACCTAAACCTAAAATAGAAGCATGATTGACAATGTGGCAAAATTGTGTTAGAGGCTAATTAATTCTCACCACAATCACCTACTCTCATTTCCCTCTTTAGAGTGGGTGTAATCAGTACATAATTTTCCATTCATATGATCTAATTCATGTTGAATACATTGAGCTGCTAAATTATAAAAAGTTTTAATCACTATTTTTTCATGTTCACAAAAATATTTTATTTTAATCCATTTGTTTCTACGTGGATATCCATTTTTACCAGGAATAGAAAGACAACCTTCGGTATGCTCTAAATGTTCTTCTGAAAAATCTTCTATGATTGGATTAATAATTACAATTGGATTAGATTGACTTCGCGTAGTATCCATCACACACATACGTTTTTGATAGCCAACTTGAATAGCGGCTAGTCCTATACCATTGTTTTCATACATAGTTTTTTTCATTAAAGTAATTAATGCTTTATCTTCTGGACTTAGGGGAATAGACACTTCAGCTGAAGATAGTCTTAAAAAAGCATCTGGTTGTTTTAATATATTCATATCAAACGCCCGCTTTCCGTGCACGTACTAACGGTGCGCCAAAGGCTCCGAGGCTATCCCGGTTAAAACCAGGGTTATCGCTTGACGTACAGGGAATAGCGCGAGGCATTATTTGGACGCCGGTCCTTTTCAATCTTTTAAAATAACCATTGATTTGTCTTAAATCTTTATCTTGGCTATATTCTTTTGCTTGTTTTAAGCAATCTTTACACTCAGCATAGTATTCATTTTCAAACAGCCATGCTGCGTGTATTAATAAAATTTTATTTTTCATTTTTTTATTTACATATGCAACCATAAAAATCTCCACTTCCATTATTCATCACATGTGCATTCATAGGATCACCATAATAAGTAGTTAACTTTAATCTTAATATGTCGCACAGATCAAAACAATCAAGTATAATTTTTTCTACAAAAGATATTCCTTCCATCATTTCTTTCGTTACCGTGAGAAGATGATATCCTGCATCGTTTAATATTATAAGGTCCATTTGCAAACTCCTTTACTAATTTATACCATTCTTTTTTAAATCGGGGATTCTTCGTTCGGTTCCAATCTTTTGCCGCTTGATCTATTTTTTCCAGTGTTATCATTTTTACTCCTTCCCCATTTGATAATTCTTTCTAGATTACGAGTTTTTAATTTAATTTTAGGACCATAAGGTTTCCATGCATCCGCCATTAAATTTAATTCAATAACTAAATTACTCCATTGCTTAGGTGTAATATTACTTACTTTTAAACTAATAATTTTCTCTTTGTAGTTTGCCATCTCGTATTACTTTCGTTTGAGGGTTGTCTTTCTTGTTTATATAAGAAACCCAACCATTAAATTTATTATCCTTAACAATAATATTTTTAAAAGCTTTCTTCCAGCTCATATTTTCTACAGTTTCTGATTTTCCATCAGCATCTGTTATTGTAAATTTATATCTCATATGTTCCTTTCTTTTATTCTATATAGGATATCTAGGGATAATTGTCAACTATCTTTTTCTACCTTTTCTTCTTTTTTTCTGCTGTCTTTTTTCACTTTTATTCAAGCGTTTTTTATGTCTTCCCGGACGTTTTCTAGGTTTATCTCTTACAGGTTTAGTAATTTTTCCAAAAGAACCTTTTTTACTCATCGAAATGGCGTATATTTATCTGGTCTTTATTACATACATGAGGCATGTAACTAATTTTACCATTAATTTTTTGTTCAATATCTGCCCCACATGTTACACATCTAAATATAGTTTTATATACTGAGACAAATATACTTTCTTCTGTACATACTGGACAGTGTCCATTTACAACTTGTGCTTGAACATTAATCTTGCTGAAGTTTTTCATGTTTTGTTTTCCTTTTATATACTTTTTTATTTTTTATCACACGCTGGTGATAACGTCCATCACTTAATTCTTGAGCTATTTTATTTTTAGGTCTATTTTTCTTGAGAAAAAAAGCGTATGCTTTTTTATTCATTAGTGAGTCATTAAAGCAAAAATAACATAAGCCATACCTGTAATTAAGGCACCTACAGATACTAATAAAATGCTTTCAATTCTATCAATTTGTTTTTTTATTCTAGAAATTCTTTCGTGTGTTTGTTTTTGCATTATTCTACAAAGCTTTTCATGAGATTCGATTCGTTGTAATGCGTCTTGTTTAGGCATGATTATTCCAATATTAAAGAAAGAATTTTCTTCTCACCCATATATATCTCGGTGTTAGCTTTAGATTTAATGCATTTATACTGCACTCTACTCTCAGCTTTCAACTGTCTCTCCGCGATACGTTTGCCCTTAAGGCATTTTGAGAGGCTGTCCATATGTAAGTGTTCCTTAATTTCATGGTCCACTATCATTAACAATGCAAATACTACTTCTACCATTTTAGCAATTCCATTTTCTTAGTGATTTAGATAATCTATCTTGACCTGTATTGTTACTAGCTTTTTGTCTCTTACGCATCCCTTTCATTCTTGCGCAAAAACTTTTTCTACGATTTGCGGCTTTAGATCCTTTTTTTAATTTTGATGGTTTAGTTGTGACTGCTGTTTTTAATTTTGATCCTGGGTTAGCAGCTCTATAAGATGCAACACCTTTTTTATTTAGACCGCCTGATGGATTTTTTCCTTCTTTTCTTTGCCACGCAGGAGTTTTTCCTCCAGAAGCCATGTAGGCTCTTCCATATCCTCGTAAAGCAGCCCCGCTCATTAGCCCTGACTACGTCTAATAGCTCGATCAGTGGGAGCACCTTTAGCGCCTTTCTTCCTCATCTTCTCCCCACGTTTTCTTTTTTGATGAATGTTATACCATAAACCTTTTTTAGCTTTTTTGCCTTCTTTAGTAGTATGATATGCGCTACCACCTTTTTTAAAAGAAACTTTTTTACCCATTCCTTTTGCCATACCTTTAGCTCTAGCTACTTCCCAACCTTCTTTTTTTCCGTCTTTATTAATATCTCTTACCTTGACAGTTCCACCTTTTTTGTAGCCTTGTCTTATGATTGGACTACGTCCTTTAATTGATATATCACCCATTAGTGTGCTCCATTTCCATTAGCAAATGTTCTTTGCTTATCTTTTAATTTTTCAATGTCCGATAATATCTTTTCTACATCCTTTTGTAAACGTTCAATATTGACCGTATTTGACATCATATCCTGCATAGCTGTTTCTATTTTCTCTACTTGCCCACTCATATGTTCTATAAGCATAAATTGTTCGCTATCTGCAGGAAGCGAACCAAGTTGGCCCCGCGGCCATTTGATTCTAAATTCTGTATTTTCAATTAAATCTT